GATACTGACTCCCAGACTCTTACCAATAAAACACTTACCTCACCAAGAATTAATGGTATTGGTGCAAGTTTTGTAGGTTCAACATCTGGACATACTATTCTTACAGCATCAGCAACTGCTTCAGGTACACTTACTCTTCCTGCAGAAACAGGAACTCTTATTAGTACAGGAAGTGTAGGAGTTGTTACTGCTGGTTTGATTGCTGACGGAGCGATTACAAATATTGATATTGCCGCCGGTGCTGGAATTACTTATGGTAAGTTAAGTTTAACAAATTCAATTGTTAATGCTGACGTTGCTGTCGGTGCAGCGATAACTTATGGAAAATTAAGTCTTTCTAATTCACTTGTTAATGCTGATATTGCAACTGGCGCAGCAATTGATATTACAAAACTTGCAGCATCTACAATTTCAGGTATTTCTCTGGGAAGTAATCTGAATACATTGACTTTTGGTACGTATTTAACTGGAACTTCATATAATGGCTCAGCGGCAGTTACGATTGCAACAAATGCCACAAGCGCAAATACATCTTCTACTTTGGTTGCTCGTGATGCAAGTGGAAACTTTAGTGCTGGCACCATCACCGCAACTCTAACCGGTAATGCTTCCTCTGCATCTTCAGCATCATCAGCAGACCAAATCAAAACAACTACAAGATCAACTGCTGCTACTCATTACCTAACATTTGTCGATTCTGATAATGGAAGTGCAACGGCAGAAACACTTTATACTGATGCTGGAATTACGTACAATCCTTCAACAAATGACCTAACTGCATCAGGAAACGTTACCGCATATTCTGATATTTCTTTAAAGGAAAACATTGAGACTATTTCAAATGCTCTTGAAATGGTGAATTCACTTCGTGGTGTTAGATTCAATCGTAAGGACTTGGAGGGAAATCCACTTCAAATTGGTGTAGTTGCACAAGAAGTTGAAAAGATTGTTCCTGAAGTTGTAAAAACTGCGGATGATGGACTAAAATCCGTTGCATATGGTAACCTGATTGGAGTTCTGATTGAAGCAATTAAAGAACTTTCTGCCGAAGTAGAAGAATTAAAATCAAGACAAAATTGACATAAAAACTTAAGTAATATATAATATCGTTGAATAGATTATAAGGAGATGACCTTTGGCATATCAGTCAATTTGGTATTTCACAGACCTTCCAGATAAAGTTATTAATCTTATTGAAGAAGACCTTGCAGAAACTTTTGATAATCAACTACAAGATTCAAAAGTTGGTGGTGGTGATTTTGGAACTGTAGATAAGGATAAAAGAAACGCAAAGAATGCTTGGGTTCCTACAACTCATTGGGTTGCTGGTTTTGTGTGGCATTATGTTCAACGTGCAAACCGTGAGAACTTTCTGTATGACCTGACAAATATTGATGGCGAAAGTCTTCAGTATACGGTGTATGGAGAAGGTGAATATTATGGTTGGCATAATGATGCAGGACTTGCTTCTTATTATAAACCAGTATCACAAGGAAATCGTGGCCACGGTGCAGAACAGTTTCAGGATTTTGTGAATGAGAACTGTGAGCGTGTAAGGAAATTGTCCTTCAGTTTGCTTCTTTCCGATCCTGAGACTTATGAAGGAGGAAACTTGCAATTAATGTCTGAAGATAACAAATCATATATTGCTCCAAGAAAGCGTGGAACCATTATTCTATTTGACTCACGAGCACAACATAGGGTTCAAAAAGTAACTAAAGGTATTCGTAAGAGCCTTGTTGGTTGGTGCGTAGGCCCACGTTTTCGCTGAGGAGGTGAATTATGGCAGAAGGAATGACACAAGAACAGATTGACTGGCAAGTTAAAGTCAATCGGGGAACAGCAAAGACAGACAATAATATCTTTGAGAAACAAGGATATTTGGTTATCAGAAATCTTATTGGCCCAAATGAACTTTATTGCGAAGTACCTGAAGTTAGAGGACAATTCAACTATTATGGAAAACTTGAGAAATACTCATATACTCCCGTAGAAATGCAAGTAGAGGGTTCCCTTGCAAGGTATTATTATCCCCCATATAAAGAGGCATATTTTAAAGTAAAAAAGAGTCTTGAGAGCACTATAGGAAAACCACTTTCTACCACATATTATTACGATCGTTACTATTTTCCTTCGATGGAATTAAAGAAACACGCAGATCGTGATTCTTGTGAAATTTCAGTAAGTATTCATATTGGTTCTAACTTAAAGGATAAATGGGGATTTAAACTGATTGATATTGAAGGTAATGAGAAAGAAGTATTTTTAAATCCTGGTGATGGACTATTATATAAGGGGTGTGAACTTTGCCACTGGAGAGATCCTATGCCAGGGAAAAGAAGGAATAAAATTCGTAAATGGTTAGGTATGAAAGAATTTTACTACCATCAGGTTTTTATGCACTACGTGTTAAGAGATGGTCTAAGAGCTCATTGCGCTAACGATATGGCACGATAACTAAATAATACTGCCTGAGTTGGGTGCAATCTTCACAGGTAGAAAAGGAGCAGAGATGCTCCTTTTTTTGTATAAATACTACTGCACCCAACAAAAGAGCGAAAATGTATTACGTTTACTCATATTTACGAGAAGATTATAGTCCTTATTATATTGGAAAAGGAACTAAAAGAAGAGCATATGCCTATTCCAATCATAGGATTAAAGCACCTAAAGATAAATCAAGAATTTATATACTAAAATCCAACTTAAGTGAACTGGAAGCATATGAGTTGGAAAAACTTTATATTTTAATGTTCGGTAGAAAAGATTTAAATACTGGAATATTAAGAAATCTCAGTGATGGAGGAGAAGGTCCATTAGGTTATAAACCTACTCCAGAACAACGTAAAAAAATAGCATTATCTCGAATGGGAAAAAAGCATCCTCTTTATGGGGTTTCTCCCTCAGAAGAAACAAGAGAGAAGCAAAGACAATCTTTAAGGGGAAAGTATACAAAAGAAAAAAATCCTATGTATGGTAAAACTCATACTGAAGAAAATAGAAAGAAAATAAGTGAAACACATAAGGGAGTCTCTAAGTCAGAAGAACATCGTAAAAAAATAAGCGAGGCAAACAGGGGAAGAATTGTTACAGAGGAAACAAAGAATAAACTTAGAAAACAAGGTAAAGTTTATATGTTTACATTATCTGATGGTAATACTTTCACAGACACAATCCCACAATTTTGTAAGAAAAACAATTACCATAAAGGTGCTGTTTATAGTGTATCAAAAAGAAAATCTAGTCATCATAAAGATATTATAAAAGTTGAACAAATAATGACTAAATAAGACACTGAAATACATAAAACTATGAACGAACAACAAGGACATCTAGCAAATCTTCTGGAACAACAAAAAGTAATTGTTCAAGAAATTCAAGAACTTGATAGAGCAATTCTTACCAAACGAGAAATGGCTCTTAAAATTCAAGGAGCACTAGAATATCTCCAACAAATTGGGGTAACTCTTCCAGAACCAGAAAAAGAAAAAGTAGAAGAAACCGAAGAATAATACTTAAACTCCACCAATGCGTGGAGTTTTTTCATAAATACCTAAAAACATCAGAATGTCAAGAGCAAGAAACCTGTCAGATGTTGGTGGAATATCTTACATCACAGCAACAGGTAATAAGGTTGGTATAGGTTCTACGATTCCTCAGTATACATTAGATGTAAACGGGGATGTAAGTTTTAGTGGAACCTTATATCAAGGTGGTTCTGCATTTTCAAGTGGTGTTGGTATCCAATCAGCAGGGACTGTGATTGGAACTGGTATTACCACATTAAACTTTATTGGACTTGGTAATACTTTTGCGGTTAATGGAAACACTGTAAACATCAGTATTACTGGTGGTGGTTCTGCTTCTTATGCTTCTACCGCTGGAATTGCTACTTATGCTACAACTGCAGGAATCGCAACTTATGCTACAAGTGCTGGTATAGCAACCTATGCCACATCAGCAGGTATTGCGACAAATTCAACAACAGCAGGATATGCAACGACTGCAGGAATCGCAACAGTTGCACAAGGTCTCACAGGAACTCCGAATATCACTGTAGGAGTTATTACTGCTGTTAGTGCATCTTTTAGTGGCAATGTTTCTATTGCAGGAACTTTAACTTATGAAGATGTAACCAACGTTGATTCTATTGGTTTAGTAACGGCAAGAAGTGGTGTTCAAGTAACTGGTGGCAATCTTTTAGTTGGTTCTACAAGTGCTACAGGAACTGCAAGTCAACCACTTCAAGTAACTGGTGGTGCTTATGTTTCTGGCAATGTTGGCCTTGGAACCACAAATCCAACACAGAAATTAGATGTCAGTGGAACTATCTTAGTCAGTGATGGTGTTTATATGATGGATGCAAATATCAATGCAAACGTGACAGTACCTGCAGGAAAAAATGCATTAATGATTGGTCCTATTACTGTAGGAACTGGTTACACTGTCACGGTTCAAAGTGGTTCTACACTGGTCGTGGTCTAAATAGTCAAAAAAGAAGTAAAAAATGCCGATAAGATTAGACGGTTCTACTGGTATTACAGTTGGTACAGCAGTTACTGTTGGTACATCTGATGTTAAGATTGGTAGTAATGTAAATATCGATACCACACGTATTGTTGGTGTAAGCACTATTGGTGTTACGACTGCTTATGTAACTAGTATTAATGATGGTCCTATTTCTGGATTCCGGAACCGGATAATCAACGGGGATATGAGAGTGGACCAGAGAAATGCTGGTGCTTCTATTTCAGTAACTGGTGATGGATTTGCAAATAGAGGATTTCCTGTAGATAGATTTACTATACAAAAATCAAGTTCTTGTACTCTTACCGGTATTCAAACAAGTGATGTTCCAACAGGTCAGGGATTTTCATATGCAATAAGAGTTGGTGTTTCGAGTGCTGATGCTAGTATTGGTGCAGGTGATAATGCACATATAGGTCATAGATTAGAAGGATATAATGTTGCTGATTTAGATTATGGACTTTCATCAGCAAAAACTATAACAGTTTCTTTTTGGGTTAAATCTAGTATAGCAGGAACATATGGATTTGGACTTTCAAATTATGCAGACAATCGTTCAATTCCTAGAGAATATACTATTAATTCTCCAAGTACTTGGGAATATAAAACCATAACAATTGCTGGAGATACCACTGGAACTTGGGAAAAAACCAATTCTGGTGGATTAAATATGATTTGGTCTTATGGTGCAGGAACTGATTATCAAGGAACAAATAATACTTGGGGAACTGGTGTAAAATTTAGTACATCATCACAAACTCAATTGATTTCAACATTGAATGCAACATTTTTCCTAACAGGAGTTCAATTAGAAGTCGGACCAGTTGCAAGTCCTTTTGAAAGAAGGCCTTATAATCAAGAACTTGCATTGTGTCAGAGATATTATCAAAAATATGATTATTTAAATTTTAGGTCTGCAGATCCCGGTTCAAGTCAGACATATATGGCGTGTTCTCTTGTTTTTAGTAGCAATATGAGAATTGCTCCTAATGTTACTTATCGTTCTCCAAATAATAATACCAGTGGAAACTTAGAAGAATGGGGAGGTACAGATAGAGCAGTAACATCTTCTACAGTAAGCACTACTGGTTTACAATATGCAGTTTTGACATCAGGAATTACATCCAATAAAATTCTTCAATCTAATTGTACATTTTCAGCAGAACTATAATGCTTATCATAAATACCTAAAAAGTAACTGAAATAAAGTGTCTAAATTACGTCTTAACGGTACTTCAAGTGGATATGTAGAGATTGCAGCACCAGCAACGGGAGCAAATAATACAATCACTTTACCATCAACAACTGGAAGTATTATCGTTCAGAGTACAACTGGTATTACAAGTTTTGCAAGTGCTCCTGTAGTAATTGGTGCTGGTGCTTCTACTGGTACGGCAAGTCAGATGTTGCAGGTTACTGGTGGTGCTTATGTGAGTGGTGATGTTGGTATCGGAACGGCAAGTCCTCAGTTCAAACTTGATGTATTTGGCACATATTCAAGATTTCGTACTACCAGTAGTTTCAATGGAATTCAAATTGTTTCCAGTAGTATTACAGATATAAAATGGACTGATACAACAAATGATAGAGGATGGATTTGGAGTAATAGGGGTGACGGTGCTTTTGCCTTAATAACAGAAAATCCATCTGCAAGTTTTTCCGAAAAACTTCGTATCACAAGTGACGGGAGTTTTTCAATTACACAAACACCAGGAAAATATACAGTAGATACAACAGGTGGGGCAACAAGTATTGCAAATAATGGAACTGTTGATTTTTCAAATGCTTCTGGAATGTTGGTTGTAAATAATCATAGTAATGGTGCTGTTACAATTTATCTTTGTGGAGGTGGTAGTACTCTTGCAGCATCAAGTGTAATAGCACAAGTTGGAACTCTTACTTATGTTGTGGGAATAAATGGATATAGATTTACAAATACTTATGGGTCAGCAGCAACCTTTGGATTTTTCTTTGTTCGTACAAGAACTAATGCATAAGATAATAAAGGAGAACTAAAATGGACTACACAGCAGAACTAATTGAAAATAAGTGTTATAGAATAACAACAGAATTGAATGGAGAAACTATTCATTTTAATGTAATTGTTGCAGAGGATGAAACAGAAGTACCTGGACTTGTTGAACATCATATTAATTTCTTAACAAATCCTCCACCAATAGTAGAACCAGAAACCTTAACACCACAACAGAAACTGGAAGCAGCAGGACTTACAGTAGAAGAACTCAAAGAACTTCTTGGGTTATCATAAATACCTAAAAAATAAGAGATAATCGTGAGTACTTTAAAGACAATTAAACTTCAAAATCCATCAGGTGCAAGTTCCAACATTGATTTGGGAGTTGGTGGAGAAGTTCTGATTGGAAGTGCATCAACCACAGGAACCGCAAGTCAGACATTGCAAGTCACTGGTGGTGCTTATGTGAGTGGAAGTTTGGGTGTTGGAGTTACTAATCCATCTGAAAAATTTCACGTTAGTGGTGGAAATTTAATCATAAGTAATACTATAGACCAAACACCAAATTCTTCGTTTGACGGTCATTTAAAAATAAATGGCAATGGTTATAATGGTGGAATATCTTTGGATTCTACTGGTTTATGGTTAGGACATAATTCTGCAGTTCGTAATATTATTTTTGCTCCTGACGAAACTGAGAGAGTTCGTATAACACCAGGAGGCTCTGTTGGTATAGGAACAAACAATCCAGGTGCTGAACTTGACGTTGTGGGAACCGGATTTTTCAGAACTTTTGGAGCAGGAGGAGCAATATTAAGAATTACAAGTTCAGGTTCTATAAATTATATTCAATCTGGAACAAGTTTAACAGCAGATTCAAAAGCGACGATTATTTTCAGTAGCATCTATGGTGTAACAGAATATGCAAGATTTGCAAATACCGCTAGTGGAACATATTTCAAAGCATCTGATGATGGTTCATATTATTCTTCACCTGCTTCTTACCACGAATTCCGCAATAGTACAAATAATGACGGACTTGTAAAAACAGAAACTAACGCTTCTTATACTGCTGTTGGACTTAGAGAATTTATTACAAGAGCAAATACTACTGCTTATTATTTCTATGAAGCAAGAAGTGGAGGTACTGCAGATATTGAATTTATTCTTCGTGGTGATGGACAAGCATATGCAGACGGCTCTTGGAACGGTGGTGGTGCTGACTATGCCGAAATGTTTGAATGGGAAGATGGAAACATCAACAATGAGGACCGTGTAGGTTATACAGTATCACTTGTAGGAAATAAGATTAAGATTGCCGAAGAAGGTGATGAGGTAATTGGAGTAATTTCTGGAAATCCATCAGTTCTTGGAGATACTGCTTGGAATAAGTGGACAGAGAAATATTTAAAAGATGAGTTTAATCGTTATATCTTTGAAGAACATAATGTTGTAGAGTGGACTGACGAAGATGGTAAAAATCATTCTTATGAGGATTGGAACTTACCAGAAGATGTCACAGTTCCTGCTGATGCAACGATTAAAACTCACGATGATAAAGGTAATCGCTTCACGCATCGTAAGTTAAATCCAGAATACAATCCAGACCAAGAGTATGTTTCAAGAGAAGATAGACCTGAATGGGATGCTGTAGGTCTTGTTGGAAAACTTAGAGTTCGCAAAGGTCAAGTCATCGGAAGCCGTTGGATTAAGATGCAAGACATTAGTGAAAATGTAGAGGAGTGGTTAGTCAGATAAATACCTAAAAAGTAAGATATAATGGCACTTACAAAGTTACAATCACAATCAGTTGATACTAATATCACAGTTGCTGGTGTTGTAACTGCTACTGCTTTCTATGGAGACGGAAGTAATTTAACAGGAATCGGAAGTGCATCGAACTCAACTTATGCAGAATCTGCTGGTATAGCAACGTATGCCACAACTGCAGGAGTTGCCACATACTCTTCAAGTTCGGGGATTGCAACATATTCTGATACTGCAGGAATAGCAACTTATTCTCCAAATGCTGGTGTATCAACTTACTCCAGTACTTCAGGAATCTCCACTTATGCAACATTATCGGGTGTTGCCACTTATGCTAACACTGCGGGAATTGCTACTTATTCAATAACTGCAGGAGTATCTACAAATGTTTCTGGAGGCACTGCATCAGTCATATCACTAAATGTATCTGGCATTTCAACTCTAGGAACACTTCAAGTTTCTTCTGGAATTGTAACAGCAACATCAGGTATCATCACTTATTATGGAGATGGTAGTAAGTTATCCAATGTAATCTCTGGTATTGGCATCGGAACAACTGGTGGAGTTGTTGGTTACGGTATTACATTTATTGACCTTAAAGGTGCTGGTGTTTCTACAACTTTTTATAATTCAAATGTAGGAATTGCAACTATCTTCTTTGAAGGTGGTGGTGGAGGCTCTGGTTCTATTGGAATTGGAACTCAGTTCCCTGCATCTCCATCAAATGGTGATTTGTTCTATCATATTGATTATGCAAGAACCTTTGTCTACTATAATGAGGTTACTTTAGGTATTGGCTCAACAGCAGTATGGGTTGATGCTGCACCATTTAATGAAGGTGGTGGATTAGTTGCTGCTAAGAATGAAACATCATTTACAGCAACATCAGGACAGACAACGTTCTCTGTAGTGTACTCTGTAGGATATATTGATGTTTATTTGAATGGTGTCAGATTAAGTCCAACTGAATTTACAGCTACTAGTGGAACTTCCGTTGTATTGACTGAAGCAGCATCATTAGGAGACATCATTGATATTGTCGAATACACGATGGGTAGAGGTGTTGCTGGTGATGATAGATGGGGATATACCACTGTAGGAATCAGTACTCTTTCAAATGTTGGTATCGGAACCACAAATCCAACATCAGCACTTACTGTTACTGGTAATGTAAAAGTTACTGGAATAGTCACTGCAACATCATTCAGTGGTTCTGGAGCAAACTTAACTGGAATTCAAGGATTCAACGAACTAGACGCAGCGTTGTTTTCATAAATAACTTAAAAAGCAATAAGATGGCACTTAAAAGAACTGAACTTTTGAATATACAATCAGTAACTGGTATTGCCACAGTTGGTATTTTTACTGTTGGAGTTACTCAAACTGCTGGTGGAGTTGGTATTGCATCAACGACTTATATTCGTAGTGTCATTATGCACAATACTGGTCTTTCGACCGCAACATCATCTCTTTACATTTATCCAACAGGTACAGCATCACCTGTTACTGGTCTGGCCGTTACAGCATACAGATTAGCAAGAGTAGACCTTGCTTCTAACGAAACATTCTTTTTTGAAACTAACTATCCAATAGTTCTTACTGGTTCTGATAAGATTGTTGTAGAAGTTACAGCACCAACAACTGGAGGAACTGGTATTGGTAGTGCCATAAATTATCATATTCTTGGCGACACGGACATCTGAGGTAATTAATAATGGGTGTAAGAAGTTCGAATATAAACAGAGGTCCAAACAATAGGAGTGATGGGCACTTATTAAATTATCTTAGAAATACATTTGCTCGTGGTGGTGGAGCTATATCAATATCAGCAAGAGCATATTCTGTAACACCATCTACAACTTCTCTAAATGAGGGTTCATCAGTTACTTTTACAGTAAACACTGCAAATATAACTGACGGAACTACATTATATTGGACATTAAACACTATTTCGGGAACTATTAATGCTTCTGATTTTAGTGGAGGTGCTACTAGTGGTTCTTTTACTGTTACTGGTGGAACTGGTTCAGTTGCATTGACACTAGCAAATGACGTAACAACTGAAGGTTCAGAATCATTCCAATTGCAAGTTAGAACTGATAGTACAAGTGGAACTATTGTTGCTACAAGTTCCACAGTTACTATTAATGATACATCTATAGCAGCAATACAGGCAACTGGTGGTACAGTTATTGATTCTGGTGGATTTAGAACTCACGTCTTCACATCTCCAGGATCTTTTGTTGTTTCCTATGCAGGACCAGGAACTTTAGACTACTACATTGTTGCTGGTGGTGGAGGAGGTGGTACTGACCGTGGAGGTGGAGGTGGAGCTGGTGGTTATAGATATGGTACTCTTACCGGACTTTCTGTAGGATCTTATCCCGTATCTGTTGGTGGAGGTGGTGCTGCTGGATCTAATCCTCAGGGTTCTACGGGATCTGATGGATCGCAATCATCATTTAACAGTATTGTGTCCTCCGGAGGGGGTGGAGGTGGTGGGGAAGGTACATCAGCTTCATCTGGTGGATCTGGTGGTGGTGCAACATTTACTCCTGGATTTACAACTGGAGCATCCGGTAATACTCCACCAACAACACCTCCCCAAGGAAATCCCGGAGGCAATGGTGTTTCATCTCCTAGATCTACAGGAGGCGGTGGTGGAGCTGCTGGGGCTGGTGGATCTGGTTCTCCAGGAGTATCTGGTACGGGTGGAACTGGAGTAGCACTACCATGGCTTATGTCTCCTTATGGGCAATTAAATCCTTCAAATAACATCAGATACTTAGCTGGTGGTGGTGGAGGTGGAGCCACAAATGGAGACCCTGCAGGAACCGCTGGACCTGGCCCTGGGGGTATAGGTGGTGGTGGTGCTGGTGGAAATGGACCAGGAACTATTCCCGGTACTTCCGGAACTACAAACACCGGCGGCGGAGGTGGCGGTGGTGGGTTTGATGGAACAGGAACTGCAGGGTCTGGTGGTTCCGGTATTGTTGCAATCAGGTATCCATATCCATAATAAATACTCATAAAAAATCTTATGGCTCACTACGCAGAACTTAATGAAAACAATGAGGTAATCTATGTTGTCTATATGGACAATGAGACTATCACAGATGAAAATGGAAATGAAGTAGAAGAACTTGGAATTCAACATCTTCATCATCATCACGGTGCAGATAGAAGATGGGTAAGAACTTCATATCGCGGAAACTTCAGAGGTAAGTATGCAGGTATTGGTGATACTTACAGAGAAGACCTTGATATGTTTATTGGTCCTAGTCCATATCCTTCTTGGATTTTGAATGAAACTACTGGTCAATGGGAAGCACCAACTCCTAGACCAGAAGGTGATTACTACGTTTGGGATGAAGACACAATTTCTTGGGTACTATCATATCCTGAGGGTTATAATCCAAATGCACGAGATGGTGATGGCGATGGAATTGTTCAGGAGGGAACAGAATTTGAGAGACCAGCAGGAACCTGATAAATACCTAAAACTATAATATCCAATGGGAAAGACCCGCCAGACTTCGAATTTAGTTTCTGATAATAATATCTTTGTAGATGTTGCCAATGACCGTGTTGGAATTGGTACGACTGTTCCTGGTTATAAGTTAGATATTGTAGGCAATGTTAACTTTTCCGGAAACTTAACACAAAACGGAGTTGTTTTTTCTTCTGGTGCTGGCGGAACTTGGACAACTTATACTGCGGGTATTGCAACAAGTAAATCAGTTGGTATTAATACTACAAATCTAGATAATTCAAACTTAACAGGTGCTGGGAATTCATTCAAGGGACTTTATGTTTCAAACGGAATGATTGTTGTTGATAATGTTCTTTCAGGAAATCATTATATTGGTACAAACTTTAACGGCATAATGGCAGGTCCAGTAACAATTGAAGGGACTTTGACTGTTGATGGTAATTATGTTGTCGTATAAGGAGAAAGAACAATGACAGTAATTAGACCCAACAGTATCGCAGGTATCACAAGTCTAACGGCTCTTGGAACTGCTATTGACTTTTATAATGTTAATGGAGCAGGTATAGCATTTAATAATGTCAATCTGAATAATACCAGTGGTGTGAGTACTTTCAATAATATTAATGCATCTGGTATTGGTACTTTCATCAGTGGTCCTGTTTTAATTGGTTCTGGAACTTCTACAGGAACCGCAAGTCAGAGATTACAGGTGACTGGTGGTGCTTATGTAAGTGGTGCTATTGGTATAGGGACCACAAATCCAGGTGTGGTTTTAGATATAGCAACTTCCACCGATGCTTATATTAAAGCAACCACAACAGGAACGATTCAATCGTCTATATTAGGTTTAATCGGAAAACAAGCAGGTGTTAACAATGAATGGAATATAGTAGCAACAGGAAATGGTTTATCTGGCGCTCAACTTCGCTTTGTAAATGGTGGTTGGACCGGTTCTCCTTATATGCAAATTGATACCTCTGGTAGAATCACAATGCCTTCTCAGGTTTATGTGTATGCTTCAAGTGGAACTGTTTCTGGAACACCAAATCCAGTGTCTCCTCCACATTATCCATTTACAACTTATAGTGAATCATATGATGTTGGTAGTAACTTCAATGCTAGCACTGGTGTTTTTACTGCACCAGTAACAGGAAAATACTTAATAATGGGAACTTGGTCACAGGACGCAAATACTGGAAGAACAATAGGAACTCTTTCATTTAATGGAAACTATGAAGAATGGGTAGAAAGCAATAATCAATATAATGATGTAACAGGTGCAAGAGTTCGTGTACTCGCTACAAATGATACTGTAAGTTTTGGTAGGCAAGGAACAGCATTATCAGCAATTGCCATCAGTATCTGGTTACTAGGATAAATACTCAAAAAAGACTTATGGATTATACAATTACTTTAACAGAAGCAGAACAAAGAGCAATGGAGTACGTTGCTCTTGATGTAGATGATTGGATTACAAATGCAGCAATCAATAGAGCAAGAATTGCTATTGATGAAATTTGTGATATCTATGTTAAACATAAGTTAAACAATAATCTTCCTATCACAGTTACGAATAAACCAGATATGGTTCTAGCGGCTTATGAAGAGGGTTTAGTGAAAACAGTAGCAGAAAGAAATCAAGAAGCATCTGATAGTGCTTCATAAATACCTAAAAAACTATAATGGCTTCTGAAATTAGAGTAAATGCTATTAAGAATCGCAGTGGTCTTGGAACAGTAACTTTTACTGACACTGGGTTATTAATTTCTGGTATCACAAGTTTCAGTTTAGGAAATACAAATCTAATTGTTGGTTCTGCAACTTCTACTGGTACTGCAAGTCAGAGATTACAGGTGACTGGTGGTGCTTATGTAAGTGGTAGCGTTGGAGTAGGAACCACAAATCCCACACAAAAACTTCATCTTGAAGGTGCTTTATATGTTAATAATCCTAATTCCTCTGGATTAGTATTTTCACCTTCGACTCTCGGAGCACAATATTATCCAACTGAATCTGGTTCTACATCTACAGCAAGATATTGGATTAGATTTGACTCAACAAATAATGCTAGTTATCCATACCTAACAAATAGAGCACCTAGTGGAGACTTTGCAATATTTTCAGGAACAACTGCAGGTTCAGGAGAAATTGAAAGATTAAGATTTAAAGGTGGAGATTCGACTCAAAGTGTTTATTTTTCTAATTGCAATGTCGGTATAGGTCTTACAAATCCATCATATAAAACCCATATTGTAGGTAGTAATGATATTCTTGCTCTAGAATCGTTAAACACTGCAGAAAGAACAACATTAAAATTAATAACAAATGGAAGTGATTGGGAATTAGGTGCAAGAGGTTCTGCAGCATCACCAGCAAATGCTTTCTACATCTATGATACTGCTGCAGGTGCTTATAGGCAAGTAATTGATAGTTCTGGAAATCTTTTAATTGGTGGTACTAGTTCTTCTACAGGAACTGCATCACAACCACTTCAAGTAAATGGTGGTGCTTATTTTAGTGGTTCTATTGGAATTGGAGTTACTAATCCATCAAATGCACTTACTCTCCTAGGAGATAGAAATATTCTTTTAGGTCCTAATTCATCTTGGAGTGCATATCTTGCTGTTGGTGGTAATGGAAACCAAAGTAATAGTACAACTGCTAGTGTCGCAACAACAAATGGAAATCTACATCTTGATGCAAGAACAGGTGGTTATGGAATATATTTAAACTGGTACAGCACAAGCACTACTGGTACATATTTTGGTAATGGTGCTACTGGACAAGTTGGAAGAATTGATGCTTCAGGAAACCTAACTGTATCAGGAAACGTCAGTGGATATTCAGATATCAGACTCAAAGATAATATTCAAACAATTCCAAATGCATTAGATAAAGTATCAAAACTTCGTGGAGTAGAATTTGATAGAAATGATATAGAAGAAAACCCACATCAGATTGGTGTGATTGCACAAGAAGTTGAAGAGATTATTCCAGAAGTTGTAAATACTGATAATATGGGAATTAAGTCGGTTGCTTATGGAAACCTTGTTGGATTATTAATTGAGGCAATCAAAGACCTTAAAGAAGAAGTGAACGAACTGAAAATAAGATTAGAGGAGAAGTGATATGACTACACCTTCAGTAGGACCTATTGGATTTTCTGATATTAATATTGAACTAGGGAATCCAAGCACTACTGCAATTACTCTTAATGATGCTGCAGTAAGGTCTCTTGCAGGACCTGCATTTGCAACACCAGGAACTTTGATTACATTCAATGACCTTAGAGGTAAGAGTTCCTTTTTAACTTATAGTACAACAATTCCTGGAGCACCTGGAACATTAAGTCCAGGTGCTCCTATAACTTTTGTTTCCTCTACAAACGCGGGTGTTGTTCATACGATTACTTTCAATTCTCCAGGAACAATTCAAGTTAAATCTTGGGGTGGTGGAGGTGGTGGAGGTTTTGGTAGTAGTGCTCCTGGAGGTGCTGGAGGATGTACAGTAGCAAATGTCGTAGTAACTGGAGGAACCACTTATAAAGTATTTGCTGGAGGATTTGGTTCCACGGGAGGAACAAGAGCTGCTGGAGGAGGTGCTGCAGCATCTGGTTTTCTTTTAAATTCAAATAATACTGCAATTGTAGTTGCTGGAGGTGGTGGAGGAGGAGAATCCGCAACTCGATATGGTGGTGCTGGTGGAGGAACAACAGGTCAAAATGCTCCTCCTGCTCCTGGTGGTGGAGGTTTTGGAGGAACTCAATCTGCAGCAGGAGCTGGTGGTGCTGGAAGTAGAAGAACAGGTACTTCAGGAAGTGGGACAAATGGTGGTAGAGGATCTGGTAGTAAAGCTGACATTGCAAATGGTACTTCAGGAGTTACTGGATTATATGATGGTGGACTTGGTGTAACTGACCCAGGAGATGCTGGAGGTGGTGGAGGTGGTGGTGGATATTTTGGTGGTGGCGGCGGCGGTGGCGATGCCGGAGGATTTGGTGGCGGCGGCGGTTCTGGATATTATAATCCAGCGTATTGCCCAACAGGAACTTTATATGGTGGCAATTTAACAACAGTAGGAAATCCATCAGACCCACAAAGAGGAACAAGTGGAAATCCTGGTACAGGTGGAAGAATAGTCATAAATGCAGTATAATTAATGAAATAGACAATATAATTTAAATAATGGAAGAAGTTGCATCAATCAATTTATTATTTCCAACAGTCATCTATCAAAAAGATGACAAAAATCTAGTAGATAATCATATTATTAAAACATCAAAAGATATTTGTAAAGACTATGGAAAAGATACTTTCATAACAAAATGCACAACAACAGTAGAAACTTATTCAAATGTTCTAGACCTTCCTGAATTTCATAACATTAGAACTTTTGTGACAAATGGATTGTCAGACTATATTAATTTTATGGGGTTTGATACATCTAAAAGTTATCAAATCAAAGGAAGTTGGTTAAATTATTATAATCCAGGAGATTTACAAGAACTTCACATACATCACGATAGTATGATTTCTGGATGTTTTTATATTTTGGCAAATGATGAATATGATTTTTATGTGAGAAGTTCTTCATATAATCAACAAGCACTTCTTCCATTTAATGAAATTGAAAATGAATATAATCAACACACATCAAAATTTCAAACAACAACTGGAAAACTTATTTTGTTTATGAGTAGTTGTTTACACGGAACTATACAAACAGATAAGGAAAGAATTTCATTATCATTCAATGTTATTGCTAGTTAAAAGATTAACAGTATCATAAATACCTAAAAAACTATAATGGTTTCTGAACTTAGAGTAAATAATATTAAGAATAGAAGTGGACTTGGCACAGTAACCTTTGCAGATGAAGAATTAATTGTTGCTGGTATCACACGTTTGAGTTTAGGAAATACAACTCTAATTGTTGGTTCTGCTACTTCTACTGGTACTGCAAACCAAACTCTTCAGGTCACTGGTGGTGAAGGTTCTGGAAGATTCAATGATAGTGCCCAACCAGGTGGGTCTGGAATTGTCATAGTTAGACGTTTGGTATAATAAATATTTAAAACACCAGAAGTAAAATGGCTGTCGCTGAAATTACCAATATAATTATTGAAAAAGGCACAGATTTTGAGGTGACTTTCAATCTTTTTGAATCGGACAGTTCTGCTGCTGTTTTGAGTCAACTTGGAACGACTTATGCATCAATTCGTAAGCATCCAACAGCAACGGACTCAGTTGAATTTTCAAAAACAATCACTGCAGGAACAGGTACGATTAAATTAACTTTAACTGCAGCACAAACTGCGACTTTAAAGGCGGGAAGAAATTATTTTGATGTTGTATTAACAGTTGCAAATAAAAAGACAAAGGTCATTAAAGGAACAGCAATCGTAGAGGAGAGTGTTTCTGTATGACATATAAAGTATCTTTGTCTTCAGGTAACAACTACTCAATAAAAATTTCTCAACCTTTTAACCAAAAAGCAAATCTCTCATACAAACTTGAGATTACTCCAATGAACCTAGACGAACTTACAGACGTAGAAATCAGTGGAGCGAATGATAAGTATGTCTTAATGTATGATGCAGCATCTGGAAAATGGAAAGATAAGAACCCAGACGAAGTTCTCAACGCCGCAGCTGCAACTGAAACAGTTCAACCAGGACTCGTTGGCTATGCAACAGCATTCTTGGATCGTGTTGATATTGACCTTGATGATCGTATTGACCTTGATGCGGGTACTTTTTAAGTTTTCTAAATAATACTAAGGGAAAAACTAGTGGAGAAAGGGAATGGCTGCTCCAGTATTGCAGTTTAAAAGAGGTAATGCGGGTGTAGGAGGAACTATACCAGCATTACGTCCAGGTGAACCTGGATTTTCTTTAAATAACTTTGACTTGTTTGTAGGTTTTGATACCTCAGTTTCTGGTAATAAGTTCTTTGGTTCTCATCGTTATTGGTTAAGAGAAGATGGAACTACTTCTCTCCGCTTTAAGTTAGTTGATAAAGACGGTTCAAATTATGTTGCACTCAAAACACCTGATACTCTTGCTGGAATTGTAACTTATGTTCTGCCAGGTACTCAAGGTGGTAGTCAGACTGTTCTGACTAATGATGGTAGCGGTAATCTTTCTTGGTCTAGTGGTTCCCTAAACGCAGTATTCTCTGGAATTACCACAATTGGTGGTGATTACCTAGATGTAAATACTAACGCAGACTTTTCTGGTATTACCACATTTAGTAATACAACTGATAACACCTTAGGAGATGCTAACACAGGTGCAGTTCAAATTGATGGTGGTTTAGGAGTCAATAAGAACGTAACGGTTGGCGGAAACTTAAACGTCCAGGGCTACGCCGAATTTGTTGGTGTTGCAACCTTTAAGGGTGGCACTATCAATCTTGGTGACAGTAACACAGATGACATTAATGTCGCTGGCGAGTTTATCTCAAATCTCGTTCCAAACACTGATGCAACCTATGACATTGGTGACAATGGAACTCCAAAGAGATGGAGACACGCAGCATTCTCTGGAGTTGGTACGTTTGCAACTGGTTTAGTTGCTGATAATGTAAGACTTGGAATTGGTGGTGCAGGAGTTGTTGATACAACCTCAGGAAGTCTTTATTTAGATTCTGCTGCAGGAACAACTGTTATTAATGATCACGTTGATATTATCGGTGACCTGGATGTAACTGGAAATATTTCTCTTGGTGGAACCACTGTTACTTTACGTGGGGCTGATGTTTTCATTGAGAATAAAGACATTGTTCTTGGATATACTACATCTATTACTCCAAACGATACTACTGCAAATCACGCAGGTGTTGCAATTGCATCAACAGTTGGAACTCCATTAGCAGACTTTAATGCTTCTGGAATCAACACTCTTCCAAATACTTATAAGCAATTGATGTGGTTCCAGAGTGGAACTCTTGGATTCTCAACAGATGCATTTGCTTTCAACTATGGTGTTGCAATTGGAACCACAACAATGGCGAATGGAGTTCGCCTTGCTGTCGGAACTGGTGTAACCGTTGGTGATACTTCTGTTAGTGCATCAACTTTCTATGGTTCATTAGTTGGTAACGTATCTTCTGCAAACCAAGTTAAGACTGTTACTGCATCTAATAACAATGCAAATTATTATGTAACATTTGTAGATGCCAACAATGGTTCTGCAACCAATGAGACTGTTTATACCGATGATGGCATTTACTACAATCCTGGTACTAATAAACTCACCACACAGCACGCAGAATTCACTGGAAATGTTTTAGTCAGTGGTATCAGCACTCTCGCAGGAAATGTATTTTTAGGTGATAGTGGTTCTGACCTTATTACAGTTGTTGGTGTAACAACATTTACAACATCTAACGTTTACATTGACAATCAACTATTTGTTGGCGGACTTCAAGTAACTGGTGGTGCCTCTATTGGTGTTGATGTAACTACAAGACACATCAGTGCTACTGGAATTGCTACAGTTTCCGGACTTATAGATGGTAATGGTGGTGCTGATATTTCTGGCGGCGAAACAACATTATCATCAGCAACAGTTTCTGACTTAACCGCAGGTAGAGTTGTTCTTGCAGGAACTTCAGGTTCTCTTGAGGACAGTGCAAATCTTACTTTCGGTGCAGGTGGACTGACTGTTGGTGCAGGTGGTATTAACGTAACAGGTGTTTCCACTTTTGCATCTAATGTTATTACAAATTCTGACCTTACTGTTGGCGGAAATCTTTATGTTAATGGTTCTACAACTCAGGTCAACACTGCTTCAATTACTGTAGAAGATAGAACAATTGAACTTGGTGTTGTAAATGGAAGTGCTCCTGGCTCTGCGACTACTTGGGACCTTGGAGTTATCTTCAACTATAACTCATCAGGTGCTAAGAAATCTGGTGTTGTTTGGGAGCACGCAGACGGTAGATTTAAGTTTGGTTCAGAAGTCACTGCTGGTGATGGAACCGATAACAATACTCCACAAATTACATTTACAACATACGCACCAATTGAAATTAGTGCTCTATGGGTTAATGATTGTGCTGGACAATCTCAGGTTATTTCTTGCACAGGAACTGAAAGATTCTTACAAAATATCACCATTGACGCTGGCACTTTCTGAGTTTCCTAGTAATTTCTAAATAGGAGGAGTTATCTCCTCCTTTTTTTATGTCTGAAGACGATTTGAAAGCAGTTCTTGCAAAATATCAACAAAAAGCATTTGAACTATACAATACGAATATTGTACTAGAAACCCAAGTTGAAAAACTAAATGCAACTGTTAATTCATTAAGTGTTGAACTAGAAAAATTAAGAGCAAAGTCCAAGAGAACTGGAAAAGCAGACGAGGATTTCCAATAAATAATAAAAACTCTTATATAAGAGTTCTACGGTTTTTACCAAAGATGAGGTTGAATGGCTGATCCAAAAGTACGGTTTAAAAGGTCGTCTGTACCTGGCAAAATTCCCAACGAGACGCAGTTACCTCTTGGGGAAATAGCTTTAAATACATACGACGGAAAGGTATTTGCCTCTAAAAACGTTGGTATAGGAACTACAGTTTTCACCGTTAATCCTTGGAACGTAGGGACGGGAACTGATTCTTATGATATCAACTTTACTGCGGGAAATGTTGGTGTTGGTTCTACACTTCCAACATCAAAACTAGATGTTACTGGTAACGTAAAAGTTTCTGGTATTGTAACAGCAACCTCATTCTCTGGTTCTGGAAGTAACTTAACAGGTATTGTTACTTCTATCACTGCTGGTTCTGGTATTTCCATTGACCAATCCACTGGTAATGTAACAATTACATCGACAGGTGGAGGTGCTGGCGCTGGAGTTTCTGCTTTAACATCAGCGGATAACTATATCATTACCCTGACTCCTTCATTTAATGGAATTACGACTGCATTTACGATGCAGTATAATGGCAATAATTATTTTCCACTGAATGCACAACAACTTTTAGTCTCTCTTGGTGGTGTTATTCAAGAACCCACAAGTGCATATACAGTTAGTTCGTCAACGATTACATTTGCAAGTGCTCCAAATACCGAAACTGATTACTTCATTACAGCACTGAACACTGCACCTTTATCGAGAAATGCACAATCTTATAATGTCACTGGAGTTCAAACAAACTTTACATTAACCAATGGATATACAATTGGATACGTTGATGTTTATTTAAACGGTGCTCGTTTAGTTTCTGGTGATGACTATACTGCAACTAACGGTACAACAGTTGGTCTTACAAGTGCTGCACAAAATGGAGATGTTGTAGAGGTTGTTGGATATAAAGCTGTTAGTCTATCTACAGATGACTTGGTAATTAATGGAAACCTAAAAGTAGTTGGTATTACTACTTTGGGTAATTATGTTCAGGTTGGAGTTGGTTCTACGGCTCTAATTGTAACTGGCGATGCTAGAGTTACTGGTATTCTGACTGTTGGTTCTTCATCAGTTACAATTGATGGTATCAACAATAGAATTAATGTTGGTACTGGACTCACCATAAGTAATGGTATTGTTGCAACTGGTGTTATCACTGCAACAAGTTTTGTTGGAGATGGTTCGGGATTAACTGGAGCAGGTTCTACAGTTGTCGATGATACAAGCACTAATCAAACTTTATATCCAGTATTAACTGCACAAACTTCAGGAACAATTACAGCATCGAAAGTTTCGACTACTAAGTTATCTTTCAATCCATCTACTGGAGTTGTATCTGCAACAACATTTAATGGAAATATTACTGGTACTGCAGCAACATTTACTGGAAATGTTTCTATTGCAGGAACCTTAACTTATGAAGATGTAACAAATGTTGATTCTATTGGTATTGTAACAGCTCGTTCTGGTGTTCAAGTAACTGGTGGTAACCTTTTAGTTGGTTCTACAAGTGCTACAGGAACTGCATCTCAACCACTTCAAGTCACTGGTGGTGCTTATGTTTCTGGCAATATTGGTATCGGAACCACAAATCCATCATATCCTTTAGATGTAAATGGTGGTATAAGATTTGGTGGAACTGGTAACAATGAAGGATTATTAAGAGTTTGGGGTAGTGTTTCGGACACTGATGTTGATGGTCTTCTTCCAGGTTCTGCATTTGGAAATATATTAGAAGGTTCAAATAATGGTCATATTGTAATTGGAATTAGAGACAATGATGTTAGCGACAGTTTTTCAATTATATCTGGAGGAAGTAATTACCAGACGGATACTACTTATGATACATTAGTTGCATATTTTAGAGCAGATGGTAATGTCGGCCTTGGAACAAATTCTCCGACAGGACAATTAAATGTTAGAAATGGTCCAGTAATTGTAGGTTCTGGCACTTCAACAGGTACTGCAAGTCAGACTTTACAGGTAACTGGTGGTGCTTATGTTTCTGGTAATCTTGGAGTTGGTAATACAAATCCATCAGTAAAACTTGCAGTAACTGGCGAAATAACAGCAACATCAAACATTACTGCATACTCATCAGACGAAAGATTAAAAGAAAACATCAAAAATCTTGAAAATCCAGTAGAAAAAGTTCTTCAATTAAATGGTTGTACCTTTGATTGGAATCATAAATCAAAAGAACTTGGATTCACTCCAAAACACGAAACAAATGATATTGGTTTACTTGCACAAGAAGTTGAAAAAGTTCTTCCACAAGCAGTAGCACCAGCACCATTTGATAGAATGGCAAATGAGTTTGGTGAAAATATATCAAAATCAGGAGAAAACTATCTTACTATTCAATATGAAAGATTAGTCCCATTACTTGTTGAAGCAATCAAAGAGCAACAAGAGCAAATAAATACCCTTAAAGAAGAAATTAATAACTTGAAAAAATGATAAACTATACTTGGAAAATACATTCTCTTACAAAAAGAACTATTAATACTGTTGATAGTGTAGTATTCACTGTTGTTTGGGAAAAGTTTGGTATTGCTGATGATGGTTACAGTGGTTCTGTAAAATCAGCAGCAAACTTTAATATTGGCGATATTGATGAGAATTCTTTTGTACCTTATGACCAATTGACAGAAGAAATTATCGTTGGTTGGGTAAAAAACTTTATTGATGAAAATTCAGTAAATAAAGGTATTGAAGCAGAAATAGAAAAAGCAAGGTCTCATTGGGTTCAAGTAAATGATGGAGAGTTTCCTTGGAATATGACGGAGGAATAATAAATGGTTCTTCCAACAGGTACAATTACGATGGACCAAGTTAATATTGAGCTTGGAATCGCATCTGGAACTACAATTTCTCTCAATCAAGCAAACGTAAGAGGACTTGCTGGTGTTCCTGCAGGTACTATCTCAATGGACAACTTGAGAGGTAAGAGTTCAGTTGTTCCAATTACGGCAACTGGAGGAACCATCGTTCCAATATCTGGTTATAAGCTTCACGTTTTTACTGGTCCCGGAACATTTACAGTAACAGCAACAGGAGGTCCTGGAGCAGTTGTAGAATATCTTGTAGTTGCTGGTGGAGGTTCAGGAGGTAATCATTATGGTGGCGGTGGAGGTGCTGGTGGACTCAGAAATGGTACTGGATTTCCAGTAACCGCACCGGGATCTTATCCAGTTACAGTTGGTGCAGGAGGACCTAAACCGGCAGCAAATACAGGAACTACACCAGGAACTTATGTTTACTATCAGGGAACATCTGGTTCTAACTCGGTATTTTCAACTATAACATCTAATGGTGGTGGTGGTGGAGGTGCTAGAGGAGGAAGTCCTGGTGCCGGAGGACCTGGAGGATCTGGTGGAGGATGTGCTGGAGGTATTTCTCCAGGAGCTGGAGGCACAGGGAACACACCACCAACATCGCCATCACAAGGTAATCCAGGAGGACCTGCTACAGATGCTGGTGGTTCTAGTCGTGGTGGCGGTGGTGGAGGTGCTGGTGGTGCCGGAAGCAATGGTCCAACACCTAGTATAGGAGGCGTTGGACTTCCATATACTTGGGTTCCTGCATCTTATGGAACTCCAGGGCCTGCACCTGGTAGATATTTCGCAGGTGGTGGCGGCGGAGGATCTGGTGGTCTCGCTGGAGCTGCTGGAGGATCTGGTGGGGGTGGTGCTGGAACGACAGGTCTAGGTATAGCGACGGATGGAACTGCAAATACTGGTGGTGGTGGAGGTGGTGCTGGTCAATCAGAGCCAAATCCACCACCAGTAGGAAATGGTTCTCGTGCCGGTTCTGGAGGATCTGGAATAGTAATTATTAGATATGCTGTGTAATAAATATCACTAATGACATCAAAACATTATGAAATACACTTGGAGAATACATTCTTTAACAAAAGAAACTAGAAATTCAATTGATGATGTAGTTGTTGAAGTGACCTGGAGGAAGATTGGTATTGATGAAGAAACTGGAATTGTAACCTCAGTTAAAAGATCAACAACCTTTACAGAACAACAATTAAACTCTGATACTTTCATACCTTATAATGAATTAGATCTAGACATTATCGTAAGTTGGATTGAAAAAATAGTAAATCAAGAATCTCTAAATCAATATCTTGATTATGAACTAGATAAGATGAAATCAAATAGAACATACGTAGAAGAAAAAGACTTTCCCTGGACAAAAGAGTAAAAAATTATGGTATTACCATCACCACCATCTTCAATATCAATGTCGCAGGTGAATGTTGAACTTGGTTCACCATCAACAACGTTGAGAGCATTAAATGATGCTGCAGTTCGAAATCTTGCAGGAAAACCAACTCCCGCTTCTCAGATTTCAATGAGTGACTTGTATGGTAAAAGTTCTTTCACTGCAATTACAGCTACTGCAACTGGTTCAGTAACTCCACTAACCAGTGGAAACTATCAACTATTTGTGTTTACTGGACCTGGTACGTTTACTGTATCAAACGCAGGCACACCAGGAGAGTTAGATTATCTTGTGGTTGCTGGTGGAGGAGGTGGTGGAGGAAGTGCCGGTACAACACCAACACCAAATGGACCAAGAGCTTTTAGTGGTGGCGGAGGTGCTGGTGGTTTAAGAACAGGAACTCTAACCATAACGGCTGCACCTTATCCAATTACTGTTGGTGGAGGTGGTGCAGCAGGTCCATTTCCATCATCAACAAATGGAACTAGTGGAGGACCATCTGTTTTTCACACCATTACTTCTACTGGAGGTGGTGGAGGTGCTGGCGCTCTAACAGCAGCGGGTGCAGCACAATTAGGCACTCCCGGTGGTTCTGGTGGTGGAGGTGTTGGTGCAGGACCTTCAGGTAATGGTGGAACAGGAACTCCGGGACAAGGAAATCCTGGTGGTTATGGTGGACCCTTTTCCGATCACGGAGGAGGTGGAGGAGGATCATCTGCTAGTGGAACACCAGCACCAAATGGATTTGGTGGTAATGGAACTCAAGTTCCTTGGGTTCCAACATCCTATGGAACACCAGCACAATACTTTGCCGGTGGCGGTGGCGGCTCCAGTGGTGATGGTGGTTTAGGTGGAGGTGGTAAAGGACCACCAAGAAGTGGAGATCCTTCACCAACATCACCACAAAGAAACGGTGTTACAAACACTGGTGGAGGTGGTAGTGGAGCAGGACTCACACCACCAACTTGGTTGGCTGGAACCGGTGGATCTGGAATTGTAGTTATACGTTATCGTTTATCTTGACCTATGAACTTTATTCAAAGACTTTTTCACAGAGAACCATACATTTGTTGTATGGAAATGCATAATAAGTTCAATTGTTATTGCTCAATTGAACATCCTTGCCCACCAGTAGATGCTGGTGGAGCAAGAGAATTTTATGACAAATATCACTTTGGAATCATTCATAATATGATTGATCCAGAGTGGGATGAAAAAATTCAACTAGAAGAAATTTATAAAAAACTCATTTTGATCTACAATTTTAATTCTGATGAAAAGAATTTACAAATTGTATACAAAGGACACAAAAGAGTTTACCTTCCAAACAAAAAGTTTGTTCCAATAATTCCTGGTTCAATCTTTATTTACGACAAAATGAAACTAAAAGTAAAGTTCTAGTAGACACTTCTAGAACTGTACCAGACCCCTCCAGAATCGTCTGTGAGGGGTCTTATAGTGTCTGAGTGACTCCAGACACCTATGAAGTATTCAAATCTAGATCGTTTGATTTTCGTTGGTTCCTTTGTGTGGTTCATTCACTGGACAACGAAAGTTTCTGCAGCTCTTTTGAACTTTGTATTCTGATGCTTTCATTATACACCAGCGGATACAATTACAGCAAGAAACGCTGTGAAAAAATTGTAAATTGGTTTATTCAAAAAGAACTTCCTCGATATAAACTAGACATCATTGTGAATCATCGTGGAATGATGCGTGATGAAGTTTATGGATGGGTTGGCGTAATCGATTGTGACCATAGACCTCGGGCATTTGAGATTGAGATGCACAATCGATTGTCACCAGAACATTATACAGTTGTATTGCTCCACGAGTTATGGCACATTAATCAACACGTCAAAGGTGCTCTAAGAGATAAGTATGGTAAGAGACATTGGAGGGGTATTGATCATTCTCATCTGGACTATTCTGATCAACCGTGGGAACAACAAGCTTTCATAATGGAAAAAGTGCTCTACGAGGAATATCTAAACTACTTGACAGATACCCAACAATCCCTCTAGAATACCTTTGTTGGGTTTGAAGACAAGTTGGCTAAATATTTCTTTAAGAATCTTATGAAGACAGTTGAACGCCATAAGTATAAAGGAAAGGATATCATAAAGACTCGTAGATTATCCTTTGAACCTTACAGATACTCTGAAAACAACCTAAGTCTGGTGATGGGATTGATTAAACGCAATCTCACGCCAGATCTTTTGACACCTAAGTATCGTCCAGAAAATCAAATAAATCCAATGTATGGACATTGCTATCACTCTACGCAAGCATTGTTCTACTTAATGGATACTGATAGTTTAGTTCCGATGAGTGGAAAAGATTATCGAGATGAGTATCATTGGTGGTTACAAGATGGAGAGAGAATTTATGATCTAACTGCTGAACAATATTATTCTGTAGGACAACTTCCTCCTTATCATAATGGAAAACCGAGTAAATGGTATGGATGGAAAGAGAGACCACATCAGAGATCATTGAATCTGATTGTGAGAGTGCTCAAGGATCGTGTGACGGATGAACAAGTGGCACATACAGGTTGACATCCCAGAAGAAATGTCTTATATTACTTAAGTCGGTGAGGGAGGGAAACCAACCAATCTGACGGTTCCGCTGCCTTAAAGCGTGTTTCACTTGACGGAAATTCTTTAATCCGTTAAAGTGAATAAATCAAACGACAAACTGTTTGATTCCGCAATCTTCTTCTAACATATTGAAGAGGTGAGCAAAAACACATTTTCTTTTTTCTTATGCAAAGCAATCAAAATTTTTGCGTTCCTCTGAAGGAGCGAATTTCACTTCTTGACTATGCACTGATGCTTCAAAAGTTTGGAGCATTTAATGCGCCCCGTCAGTTTCAACGTCCTATTGCTTGGGCTCCTGCAGATAGGAAAAAATTCTTCAACTCTATGTTGATGAACCGAGTAGAAGGCACATTTGTCTTTGTTGATGTTACTCGTTGTATTAAACGACTAGAAACTCTTGGAGAATACACAGGAAAAACGTATTCTTTCTTTAAGAAGTTTCTTGACAGTGGATATAAGTACATTGTTCTTGATGGGAACAACCGTATGTGCTTTATGCAATCTTTATTTTCTGATGAATATACAATTCCAGAAGGTACATACGAATTCATCAACGACGAACTTGCAGGGACTATTTCTTCCTTTACTGTAAGAAAAGGAAAGCAAAAGTTTTCAGACCTTCCAGAAAGGGTTCGTTCTGTGCTTAAAGAACGACAAGCCTCCATTAGTCTTTACACTCAAATTTCATTTGATGGAATGTCTGAAGTATTCCAGAATGTGAACAGTGGTGTTCCACTAAATGCACAGGAACTTCGTAATGCTTATTCTACAGAGTGGGCTGATTATGTTCGTGAAATTTCTGATGAAATCAGCAGTCTTCTTTCAAAACTCTTCAAAGACCATCGTTTCCGCCTTAAAGGTGAAGAATGGGTGGTAGATTGTCTTGACCTTGTTCTGAATGCAATCACGACTGATCCAGAAACTGAAGAAACAACTTGTAAAGGAATTTCACAATCAACAAAAAACAAACTTTATTTGAGCGACTTCCTATGTGCAGATGATCAAAGTTTTTATTTTGATAAATTTGTTGAGATGATGGACTTCATTTCTCAAATGATTGATGAAAAAATTTTGGATGAGAAATCTCTCACACGTTCATCTGCAGTACAAAATCTTTACTGGATGATGTGTAATGGTGTTGACACTTACGATCAAGCAGTTGCGGCAGTTGAAGCACACGAAAACGCTTACAAAGACAAGGATCGCACTTACACCTGCGGTGACGATGAAAAAACATTCAAAGAATGTTGTAATGGTATGAGCAAAGAAAACCTTGAGTTTCGACATATCATTTTTTCTGAAATTATGGAGAAAATCCCTGTTGGTGTTTGATCCAGTTTCGAAACTGTCACACTGGACCCCTGAGGGGGTCCTTTTTCCTTTATAATATTCCTATATTCAATTGATGAGTCCTGTGTTCCAACTGCGCCCTCACCAACAAAAAGCACTTGATTCTCTCGCTAAGTATTCGAAAGGTATCTGTGTGTTCCCCACTGGTGGTGGTAAGACCAACGTGGGTATCTTTGATGCTATGCGTGTGTTTCAATCTGAAACTCCTAAGACGATTGTAGTTGTTGCTCCTCGCATTCTGCTTGCTGAGCAGCTGTCTTCTGAGTATCTTGAGTTTATCACTAACGCTGAAGTTCTCCACGTTCACAGTGGTGAAACTCATCACGTTAGCACTACTAAACCTGCTGACATTGTTACTCACACTGGTATGTGTCTTGCTGCTGGTAAGCATCAACTTATCTTCACAACTTACAACTCTCTGAATCGTCTGCAGGCAGCAGAGATTGATGTTGATACCATCTACTTTGATGAGGCACATAACAGTGTTCAGCGTCACTTCTTCCCTGCTGTTGAGTATTTCAGTCAGGAAGCAAAGCGTTGCTACTTCTTTACTGCAACCCCTAAGTATTCTGCAACCATTTCTAAACCTGGTATGAATCTGACCGAAGTTTATGGTCAGATTATTGCTAAGGTTCCTGCCCCCGAACTGGTGGATGGTGGTTACATCATTCCTCCTAAGGTTGTTGCCAAGCAACTGCAGATGGTTCAGAAGGGTGACAACATCGCTCAGCGTGACCGTGACAATCTTCTGGAAGTTCTTGAAGAGAATCCTGTCAATAAGATTCTGATTTGTGCCAAGGCAACCAAGCACATCATCAATCTGCTGTCTGAGACTGACTTTGCTCACGTTCTTGCTCTGCAAGGTTATTCTGTGATGCACATTACCTCTAAGCACGGTGCATTCATCGACGGTCAGAAGGTCAACCGTGAGGTGTTCTTTGATATTCTGAATGCCTGGGGTCGCAATCCTGACAAAAAGTTTGTGGTTCTTCACCACAGTATTCTTGCTGAGGGTATCAACATCGCTGCACTGGAGGCAGTGGTCTTTATGCGCGATATGGACATTGTGGGTATCGGTCAGACTGTTGGCCGTACTCTTCGCCTGCACCCTGATGATGCTGCTGGTATTCGTAACGGTCAGATTGCTGCGGGTAACCTGCAGGAATACACCAAATCTTATGGTCTGGTGATCTGCCCTGTGTTCTCCAAGTCTACTGCTAACGCTGCAAAGAAGATCCAGAATGTTGTGGACATTATCTTTGAGCAGGGCGATGTTGCTGTTTCTACCATTCGGAGGTGATTATGAGGGGTGAATGGTGTTGTTTTGAGAAGCACTTCAGTGCATCTGATTGTCAGATTATTCTGGAAAGGTCTAAAAATCTACCTCTGAGCGATGGGGCCTTAGGAGTAGATGGCATCCCTGCAAACGAAAAGATCAGAAAAAGTAAAGTTAAATGGTTAGAGGTCGAACAATTCCAAGATGTATTCACTGAGATGTGGAACATTGCGAAGAAGGCCAATGACTATTGGTTTGGATTTGACCTTAAAGTTCTCAAACTGATGCAACTTGCTGAGTACAACTCCGAATACAAAGGGAAGTATAGCAAGCATCAGGATGTATTTTGGGTCAATCCAACGCCCTACCACCGTAAACTAACCTGTGTGCTACAATTGACTGATCCCACCCAATACACTGGAGGAGAGTTGGAACTCTTTGACTGTGATGTGATTCCTGATCAGAACGCTCTACGTTCTCAGGGAACTGTGATCTGCTTCCCATCGTTCAAGTATCATCAGGTGAAGCCAGTTACCTCTGGTGTTCGCCATAGTCTAACCTGCTGGTTTGAGGGACCTAAGTGGCAATGAAAGACTGGAAACCCTACTGCGAAACCGCCTACCACGGTCTGCGCTGCAACCTGGGGAACTGGGGGAAACCTGAGTTTGCCCGACCCATCACCCGCATCTACTATTTTGGTGTTTTTGACGCGGGGAACCCGAACCCAACGGGGTTTATCTCGGAAAATGCACTTAAAAACAAGGAAAAAAAGGGGAAAACGGTCTTAGATCACTGCTTATCACCCCAATTTATCTGTAGAATGATACTGGACAACCCAGAAACCCATCTTTCTTCGCTTGAGGCGTTCCAGAGGGTCTACTGGTACTCCACCCGCACCATCGTGGTCACTCAGGAGGAAAATGAAGCTCTTTCGGCACTAACTTCCAACGACGGTAACACTTATCAGGTCAAAGTTCCCACTAATTTGAAGTACAATCATTTGGGAATCAAATTGTATCAGAGACCCGAAGGTAAACTACGTTGGAACCTTGCAGAAGAAGTCCAGTCAAACATACTGGATGTACCACAAGAACTATTAGATTATGAGGAGAAGTTCCTAGTATGAAGGAAGGATTTGAAACCAAAGATGGATACGCTGCTGTACCCTGGGGGAAGCGGTTGGTTATTATCTACAACGGAGAACAATTGACTGATGTGAGCACCGTAAATCAAGCACAGAAGTTTATTAAAACACATAGGGCCAGTCCTCAAACTGGTACAGTGTTTGTCAAATGACTCCCTTATCACTTATAATACAGTTTCAATCAAACCACAATGATTAAAACCAAACAAAAATTTGTAAATGTGATTCCTAAGAGTTCCAAGGCAAAGAATCGCTTTGTGAACATTATGAATTCATTTCACGCTTGCCTTGTAGAGCAAGAAACAGACAATATGATGTTTCTTGTTTCGCTGAATAGGCAATACTGCTTTTGGGTTCAAAAAACTGGTAACGAACATTGGAGTATTGTAAAATGAAAAAACTGATTCTTCTCACTACACTTTTGTTCTCTTCTCCTGCTTTTGCTCAGGAAACTAAAACTTATCGACCATTTCGATATGAAACTCCTTGCCTTCTGGAGGCAGGTATTCAAACCTATCCAGATACTTGTGTGGTGATTGAAACCCGTGAAAAAGGTGGAGCACTTCGGACTCGTAACATCTATTCCAACAAACACGGATTGACTATTAAAGGACGATTTGATAAAGAAAAAGGTTATATGACTTGGGATAGTCACAATAAGTTTGAATACAAATGGGACTATAAAGTTGGTGGTGTTCAGGAACTTGGTGCCTGGACTTATGTAATGCCTGGATTCCTAGTACAAAATGTAAGTTGGGACTAATTATTAAAATTTTATAAACTGTATTAAATAGTAATAGAATAAAGGAAAGTTATGGTTGTTTTACTTTCAACCGTGATTTCTTGCTCGCAAGCCTTTGCGATTATAAACAAAATACATAGGGTTATTGGACTGACTGAGGTTCAAAAAACCGAAATCGTACAAGAAATTCGCAATGTTATCCCTAGATGTCCAGTGACTATTGTTCAGGAGAAAAAGAAATGAGTGCATATAGATCCGCAATCGATTTAATGCTGGAAGATCTCCAAAAACATCACGGCGACATCAGAAAATCTGCAAAACACCTTGGGTGTGAAAAAGAACTCGATGAGATCAAACTTGATCTAATAGAATACCTTTATACCAAGAGGCCTATTCAATGACCTCATATTACACGTACTTGACCATATTTTGTGTTCTTGCATACTTTATCACTACTGATCAAAGTTTTGCAAAGTATATTGTAATAGTAGGTAAACAATTGAAAATCAAGTGGACAATTTTTTATTGGTGGTTAAAAAATAATCCTGCAAATCCAATCGTAGCATATCAGATGAAAAGAAAATCTATGAGGATGGCAGAAGAATTAATGAAAGAACTTAAAGACAAAAAGTAAACTGGCACAAGACCTCTTGATTTTTCGGTCAAGAGGTTTTATAGTAGGTACATACAAATTCAGACCAATGACCTACAAAGCACGCCTCAAAGTTTCTTTTGATACTGAATGGACTTCTAATGGATATGGTACTTTTGATGATGAAACTCTTCCAGAGGAACATTATACCTTTGAGATTCCTACAGAAGACCTTAACAGCATTCAACTGTTCCGTTTCTTTGGAAACATTGCCCGCACGATGGGACATTGTGAGCAAGGTATTATGAAAGGTGCTTGCTCACTCGCATTCAATGATATGCGTAGTTTTGAGGATATGAAAAAGGTTGCTGATGAGTATGACTTGTATCTTTCAGAAGAATATGCAAACAAAGTTATTCCTTTGGAGAACAAAAACTATGAACTGGAAAAACAAGTTCGTGACCTGAAAGCAAAACTGTCGCGGTTCGAAAATCCTGATGCAGAACAATATACGGATGAGGAAATTGAGGCAATGACTGCAGAAGAATCAAATGGATGACACTGATCCTACTGCACCCTGGTATGAATTTATCTCATACATAAGATGCTGCGAAAGTCTTGGAGTTAAACCATCACTTCAAAGGTTTATGGCTTATCAAAGGTATTTTAAGGAGATTATGAATGAGAAAATGGTTGGATAGCATCTTTAACTTTAGTTCTACAATTACTTGCCTTGATGATGACTGGGTGACTAAATCTGTTGCTGAAAAAATTGAAGAACTTGAAGAAAGAATACTTAAACTTGAAGATGAAAATATTTCATTAACTAATGAACTTTATCGTCTTGAAAATTCTTTAGATGCTCGTATTGATATGCTTGCAATAGAGAATCATATCAATAAGACTATTGACTAATTGAAATTTCACTGGTAAAATTAAAAAAATCATCGACATCAATGGACTACAAAAAATATTCGCTTGAAAATCTTGAGAATTGGCTGAACGATGCAATGTCTGCGGGTGAAGCAACACCGCAGGAAATCTATGACGTTATTGTTGGTGTAGTAAAAGAAAGTTATTATTATCATAAAGATCAAGCAAGTCGTGCAAATGAACTTCTTGGACTTTTGAATATTGGTGTTGACAATAACAAGTATGATGATTATTTAAATAAAATCTTGAGTTGTGATATGAATGATTCTTCACCAGAGTGTCAAGGTGCTTGGAATGACTTTTGGGAATCAAGTCACGAAGAATATTTGAGAGTTAACAATGACAAAGTTGTAAAGTGGCAAATTCCTACTCAAGTTGATGAACTAACTGGAGATTGTTATATTGAATTGCCTGATGATTTGCTTGAAGTTGCTGGACTTAAAGAGGGTGATACTGTAGAATGGATTGATCGCAATGATGGTAGTTTTGAAATGAGGAAAGTAAATGGCTCTAAGTAAATCTGTAGAAGAAAGTCTAAAGGAAGCGGAGCAAAGTCTAAGAAATGCTCTAGCATTTGCTGCACGTCAAGAACGTCCAATCGTATGCACTACAATTTCTAAAGTAATTCAAGAAATTGAAACATTGCAGAGTTTTGATAGTTTGATGGATAAACTTGAGAATCGTATCCACGGAGATTCTGGTGGATTTGATACATTCTTTAATTCATAAAGAACTGTAACAACACTCTAAAAACAATGTTAAGGAACCAACACATAGGTATACATAGTGGTAGAATTAACTCATATTCAATGAGGAATCTATGACACAAGCAAGATCAGGCGGCCCTAATCTAACACAAGAAGAATGGGATGAACTGATTGCACTCAAAGAAGCAATTAAATATGACCCAGCATCAGTTCATTTTGAAAAGATGGAAAGGTTCACTGAGCTTATGGTAAGGTCACTTGAAGGTAAAGGTGATCCCCAACCAGTTCGTTAAGTGTCACAAGAGAAGTTGCGTAGACTTCTCTTTTTTGCTATATTATTAATAATAGTTTCATTTGAAATGAAAGCAGTCATCACCGCCATAATTGCTGCAGGAATTCTTATTCCTACTTCAGCAGTTGCACAGCAAACAAATTACTATCAAGTTTGTAAGACATATCAAGAAAATTATGTTCCTGGTTATTATGACCAGTATGGAAATTATATTCCTGGTTATGTAAACACAAATCGATATAATACTTCTTGTGGTGTTGGTGGTGGTCCTGTAACCTATCAACAACCAACTTATAATCGTAGGATTTGTAATCCTGCCGCTGGGGCAGCTATGGGTGCTGGTCTTGCAAGTGCTCTATCTGGTGGTTCTGGATGGCAAAATAGTGGCAGTTGGAATCGTAAATATAACCGAAACAGTTCATCTGGAAGTTGGTCTAACTCTTATAAAAATACTAGTGGTTGGACTTTATTTGGTGCTGGGCTTGGAGCACTTATGTATAGTTGCTGAGACAGTTCTTAAACTGGCACACAGGGGGGTCTCCGAGCATTGGGGACCCCTTATAATAAATAGTGATGCTTATTCGTGGTTGTTTAAGCAGAGATTGGGGGCAGAAATGCTCCCTTTCTTCTATAAATAAGTATAACCACGGATAAAGCAGATGGAATACTACACTTACGCTTACCTGCGTGAAGATGGGACGCCTTATTATATTGGTAAGGGGAAAGGATACCGATGTAACTATGGGCACGGAAAGAATGCCAATCCTCCAAAAGATAGAAGCAGGATAATTAAACTAAAGCAAAATCTTACTGAAGAGGAAGCATTTAGACACGAAACTTATATGATTTCAGTGTTTGGCAAGAAATGCGATGGAACAGGTATTTTAATGAATATTGCTGATGGTGGCAATGCTCCTCCTATTATTTCTGGCGATAAGCATCATATGAAGACCGAAGAATATAAGAGGAGAGTGGGTGATAAACTTAAGGGAAAGAATAACCCAAGATGGGGCAAATCTCCTTGGAATAAGGGTGTCCCTATGAGTAAAAAAGCAAGAGATAATGTAACTGGTGAAGGTAATGGACAAGCACAATGGTGGAGAATAACATTCTCTGATGGGAGACAGATTGTTAGATGTGGTTTAGTTAATTGGTGCAAAGAGAATGGTTATCACAAGGGATGTATTTCAAAAATACACAAGAAAGAAAGAAAAAGACACAAGGACATTGTGGCAGTTGAGAAAGTGTCACAGGTGGCACCCACAGCACCCTGAAACCGTGTATATTAAGAGGGTCAAAGAAACGCACCACTCAAATGGCGACCAGAAGCAGAATCGGTTTGGAACTTGCTGACGGAAGTATCCTCTCAATCTACTCACATTATGATGGATACCCAGAGTGGGCGGGTCGTATTCTTCGCACTCACTATAATACCCGTGAGAAAGTTGAGGCACTTGTGGATGGTGGAGATGTAAGTTGCCTTTGGACTGATGATGGATTTTATACTTCAGAAGGTAAAACTCAACGCGGTTATTACGGACCACTTCATTATAGCGAAAGGGGTGAAGATTGCCCTCCTCGTCTTGATGCTGACCTCTGTGAGTATCTGCTGCCCGACAA